ACTCATGATTTCACCATCCAGTACTACCGGATAAGGTGGCGGATCTTGCTTGACTACTTTTGAGATTTGATCTTTCACATGGGGAAAGTTTACAAGTTCTTTACCGTTTCGACTAAATTGATCAACACGACCGTTGGGGTAAACAATGGTAATAACACGAACGCCGTCGAGTTTAACTTCAATAAGTTTTTGTCCAGTGACCTTGGATTCATGATTGGCACTATCATGGGCAAGTTGGCAACTAAAAACAGGAACGGCATAATCGGGCCATTTCTTTTCTACAACTTTGTTAATGGTGTTTTCACTAAATCCTGCTCGCATATCTTTAATAAGAATACGACGATACCAACCATTCCATTGGGCCTTGGTGGCCTGCGCCATCAACGCATCAACGGCATCACGGGCGTCATTACCGGTGATATCACGATGACGTAGGCACTGAGCAACACTATTAAAAGTACTCCAAGTGATACCATTACCGTCTTCATTTGTTTTTTCCTTGATTTGTTTGAGTCCAAATGTTACCATCGCATTAAATGTTAGGTTCAATCCTGCAAACAGTTCGTCATTTCCTGCTTCGGCTTGCGCCAGTAGGATCGCTTCTTTGTTCAAACGTGAAGGATGATTTTCCAGATCGGAAATAACTCGGTAGCAAGCTTCGCTCATTCTAGACCTTTAGTTAACTTAATGTAACTATTGTACAGTCTATGTATCAGTATGTCAAGTGATTTGTTGTCTTAAATGGCTTACCAGTATATGCGTATTCTAGTTGATTCATTATCTTACGCTTCATTTGGCGAACTTTTGGATGGTTGTGATCGTACTCAAATGCCTTCATAAAGCGTCCCCAACTATTTGGACGAACACGTTTTGGTACTTTTGAATCTAAGTATATTTTGATAGCTTTGGGATCAAAACCAAATTTATCAATCATATCTTGAGCTAGGTTAAATGAATGAGCACCCATTTCATCTCTATCACCATAATACTCTTGTTCTTTACGGGTACGAGCATAGTAGGCAGTACTTTGATATCCTGGAATATCTTTAAAATTCCTAGCACGATATTGCCGTGTATGAATAACCTCATGGAGTACAGTATCAGCAAAAAGTTGGCAAACTCTCTCCCAACGATAGATACTCATCTTCATAGTTGAAATATTTGGAGGGTAAACCATTTCAACTTCAATAAAACGCTTTCTGCCCTTTTTATCTAAATCAGAATAATAAGCACCGCCTACCCAAATCTCGCCCTTCTTTACAGGCTTGTATCTACTACTTTTAAATTTTATTGGAAGATGACACTTAACGTGCTGACTTATTAGACGAGTAATTTCATCAATAGGAAGTCGTCTATCAACTAACTCAGATTTTAGTTGATGTAGCATTGAGTACAGAGTTTCTCGGTCAAGTAAAGACCAGTTAAACGCCTTGCGGGCCATAGTACACTCCTAGACATTAGTATTTATAGTGTACTACGACTTTTCATTATCTGCGCACTTTATGGGCGTTTTGTTATAATCTCGTCAATCAAACCGTATTCTAGAGCCTCTTGCGCACTCATAAATTTATCACGTTCCATATCGTGCCTAAACTGTTCAAATGTTTTGCCCTTGCTATTATGATTCACATAAATCTGGGTCAAATTCTTCTTCATTTTTAGAATCTCTTCTACCTGGATTTCCATATCTGTAGCCTGTCCACCAGCCCCACCGCTAGGTTGATGAATCATGTGTCTAGCGTTTGGTAGCATCTTACGCTTGCCAGGAGCACCAGCAGTGGCAAGCAGACTGCCCATACTACAGGCTTGGCCCATAACAATGGTGCTAACATTAGGCTTAATGAATTGCATAGTATCGTAAATGGCCATGCCAGCAGTAACCACTCCACCTGGACTGTTGATAAAAAAGTTGATATCTTCATTTCCCTGGCTTTCTAAAAAGAGTAGCTGTGCTACTATTAGACTTGCTGAATGTTCATTAACATCTGTGTCCAGCATGATAATACGATCTTTAAGTAAACGACTGTAAATGTCGTAAGCTCGCTCTCCGCGAGCTTCGGACTCGATAACCGTGGGTACCAAATGTGGCATTATATTCCTTAATTAATTTAATTCGCTATCAACTTCTTTAAGTCGCTTGGTAGCCATCTCTTGAAGATTCTGCTGATGGCGTTGATTTTTCAGTACGTTAGCATCACCTGTTGGTAAGACTAACAATACATAGGCTTGATAGCCGCCGCCTCTAGTATTAATAATTTTATGTTTTTCAACATAGGCGCCAGTTAGATCAACTTCTTTACATGAAGAACGCGATATTGATTCGCTTCGTGTAACAGATTCAGTTGAGTATGTTTTCATGCGTGTGCTAGAAGTGCCGCCTGCAGTCATACAAATTGTATTTCTAGCATTTTGCTCGGCAATTTGTCGTGCCATTGAATAATCTCTAGCTTTGGCAGTATCAGCCGCGTAGACTGCACTTTTGCTTTCTGGTAGCTTAATCATCCAATCTGGTGCTTTATCCAGTACTGCTTGACGATCACGATACTCACGTTCGCGAACATCTTCTGCAATTTTTGCATGCCTGTCTGTAGTACCGCAGGCAGCTAACAACGCAATCATAGGAAGTGCAATTAGTAATTTTTTCATTATCGGCCACCCATCTTTTCTTTAGTCCATTCGGCAGTAGACGAAATGTCTTTGCCAACCCCTGCTACTGTAGAACATGCAGTAAGTGCCATGCTCAAAATAATTACGCCAACTGCTTTCATTTTGCCATCTCCTGTGAGTGTGTTTTAACTGTGTCTACACCTTTGTCTAACATCTTAGCAATGCCAGAAAATCCAACAGTTGCTAGAATTAGTCCAAAGATAGTGCCTAAAATAAAGCCTTTCATATGTGCCTCTCTGTGTGTTAATAACAGTTATATTATAGTTGAATTAAATCAAAAGGTCAAGTCACCATTTGTCCATAACTATCCAATTATTTGGACTGTTATCAATTTGGCAAATAACACCGTGGTATACTTGTAACTTTTTATCTCGACCTTGTCTTTCAGTAAACAGTTTACAGGTTGTATTTTTATGTTTGAAATACCCAACGTTAGCATCAGTTGGCCCAACTTCATTTTCCAAAATAGTATCGCCAATTTTAATTTTAGAATCAGGGGTTCGTCCGTTTTGGCAAACTGTAACTGACTCGCTACTCATTATACCATCTTTTTGATATGTGGCGCTTTTAACATTACAATTGGCCCACGATGACACAGGCACAAGTACCAGTAAGAGTATTAACCATTTCATGATTGATCACACCTATAAGCGTACCACCAAATGGTAGCTTTGAGTCTACTATTATAAGCTCGATTAAATTCGCTTAACATGTCTGGATCCGGATCAAAATTTAGTTGTCGCTGTAGTGCAGTTAGCTCTTTTAATTGAATATCCTTTAGTGAACAGCTGACTGGATAGTCGTACAGCTCACTATAGGTCATAACCTTTGAGGTTGTACTTTGGCTATCACACCCAACTAGGAGTAATGCCACTACTAGTAACGAAGTAATCTTCATCGATATTTGTCATCTAGTTCAACGTTAGTAAGACCTGCGACAGTTTGAAACTTGTCCCAAGCGGCTTTAGCGGCTGGATTAGATTCCAGCTCACTGCTAGGCAATACTGCTTCTAGCCAAATTTCTGGACGACGAGTAGGGTGTGCGCCAAACTTGCGGGGCTGGTGTAGTCGACCAGACTCCCAAAGTTCAATGCTAACACTACGGAATTGATCTTCATCGTGATAGCCAGCCCACTCTGGATTGCTGTGGGCAAAGAAGCCTCGACTGTAAGCATTTTCTGTGCCACCCCCGTAGCCAATCCAAATGCCCTGCCACTGGTCAGCATCACGAGGATCAAAATCCGTACGAGCAATTACTACTAATACATCGTCAATGTCAACTTTTCCGTCAACGATGTCACGCACACACCGACTATAACTTAGTCCAATTTTCATATTATCCTCTAATTCCTGTTTGAGTACGAGTAATAGTAGGCCCAGTGCTTTCAATATCCATTCCTGCACTTCGACCTTCGTAACATCTACCATTCCACTTTAGTTTTAATTTTACACTCTTATTGACTATGACGTCAAGTACATTTTCAAAAATAAACTGATCTACCACAGCTTCTGTTGTTTTTGAACCTTTTGCCATTTTAATTTGGCAAGTATCGCTATGTCTTAGTATTGTGCTCATAATGTAAATCTTACTTCTTTAATACTGTCCCAACGGAAACTTTTCCACGCTTTGGACTCTAGGTCGTATACAGGCATAACCTCTTCGTTGACTTTCTTTTCTTTTTTAGGAGCAGGAAAATCAATCGGGTTATCTGTATTAGTTACATGAACTTTTTCCTCTACAAAAGGAACGAGTGTTGGATTGGTTGTACATTCCATAACTCGTTCAGTGCCATCTTTTTTAGTAAACACTACGGTTGTAGGTCCGTGCGCTAAATGACTTTTAAGCCATTTTTTAAACAGCTTGGTTTCTTTCTCAGTCAGTAGCATTTTGTGTACTTTCAAGTTCCTCAATGCGCTTTGTCGCCTCGGCAACTTTTTGCTCAAGCATCTCAATATGTTCAGCAATTTGCTCTAAGAAATTAGCAGTATTTGCGCCGGTCATTCTAATCATTTGTACAACTGTTGGTTGCAAGTTTTCGTTACTCATTTAAATCTCCAAAATTAAGTTAGGGTTCCAGCCAGTCTGCTCGCTGTATCCGTCATTTTCGTAACCTCTAGGATTACACACAACTCTAGTTTCACCAAGTACATAATCAAATGGGTGGTGAGTGTGACCATGTGTCCACAGTTTGATCTGTGGGTGATCCATAATAAATTCACTCAAGTCACTGTGATATCCACCGTTCATTAATGTGTCGTTACCATACATTGGATGACAACTTTGGAAACTTGGACTATGATGACCAACTACAACACACTTCTTGTCCCTGTGTTCCTGAACAATGTGTTTGATGTAGCCTAGAGTTTTATCGTGACGAACAGCAACATCTAACGCACTCATAGTCGCATAGTTTCTTTGGTCATTACGGATGATACGGAAATCGTTCATCATACCTTCAATGGCATGCATTGTCAAAGGATCACGCTTGTTCATGTTGGTCCAAAGTGTGCCACCCACAAACACAACATCATCAATAATCTTCATGTCTTGCTCTAACATATACACGTTAGGGTACTTGGCACATTCTTCACGCATGTAGTCAATACCAGCATAGAACTTGCCGTTGTAGAATTCGTGATTGCCCATAATGTAGATAACATGTGGGAATTGAAAACTACAACGCTTGAAGAAATCTCTAAAACGCTGTGCTGTCAACTGTCTACGACCTAAACCAGTACCGTTAGCAATAGCGGCCTGATCCGCAGTATTAGC